GGTTCCGACACCTAGATCAAAAAAACGGATTTGGTTCCTTTCGCTAACGTGACGCATTAGGGGAGAGGCATTGATGCAAAAAACTGCAACAGAACTTGCAAGAGCACTTGGTATTAGTCGGCAAACCTTTTACGGTTGGCGGCGCGTCGAGGGATTTCCCGAGGGAGCGGAGGCGCAGGAGATCGCGGACTGGGCGGCCTCGCGTGGTCTGAACAAGCAGGTCAACAAAGCAGATGGCAACAACCTTGCAGAACTGAAAGCAGAGGCTTTGCGTCGTGATATCACGCTGAAGGATTTGAAGATAAGCGCGCAGCGTGGCGACTTGGTGGAGCGAGAGGTTGTCCGGTCGATGCTGCGGCTGTTGTCGCAGAAGCTGGACCTGCTGCTGCGTCTCAAGCTGGAAGTCGAACTGGGACCGCGCGTCGTTGGCAAATCAGCTGCGGAAGCGAACGTGGAAGGCAGCCGTATCCTGGACGAGATCCGCGAGGTCATCGCCGGCAACATCGCGCGCTTTGAGACCGAGGCAGTCAAGGCCACGACCGCGCCGGAGGATGCCGAGTGACCCTTGAGCCTAGCGACGTGGTCGTCATCCGCGCAAACTTCCGCGGACGAGACGATCCGCAGTACGTCTATATCGTGCAGGAGATGCGCGCAGATGGCGTGGCTGTGATTGTTCCGCTGGTCGGACAAACTGAGTTTCTTTCTGTGCAGGCAAACACTTTGCAAAAGATACCGTGACTGACCAGGAACAACTCCTAGCAGACTTTGCACTGTCGCAGCCCGACCGTGCGCCAATCTATGACTGGGCACGGCGCAACGTGCAGCTGCCAGAGAGTTATGCCACGCCTGGACCGTTCAACGTGCGGCTGTCGCCGTGGCTAGTGCCTATCTTTGAGGCGTTGCAGAATCCGCTGATTCGGCGCGTTCACTTTCGCAAAGCGGTGCAGATTGGCGGAACGCTGGTCGCTGACGTGTGGCTGCCGTGGATCATCGCAAACGATCCGGGACCGATCAGCTGGACCATGCAGACCGACGACATGGTGGAGCGGCACGCAAAGACGCGGCTGTGGCCTCTGCTTGAGCGTTGCCGGCCGGTGGCTGCCATGCTGCCGAAACCGGGACCGCACCGCACGACGACCGAGATTTACTTTGGCGGCTTCTTCCTGACCTTAAACGCTGCCAATCTGTCCACGCAGCAATCGCAGTCGATCCGCTATAAAATCAACGACGAGATATGGCTGCCGCGCTGGCAGGACACTTACGGCCACGCCATCGCGCGCGTGAGTAAGTTTGAGGAGGTCGGGCGCTCCAAGGTTTACAACGTGTCGCAGGCTCCGATCATGGACGAGCAAACCGGCAACGTGGAGCACGCGAGCTACACTTCGGGCAATCAGCAGGAGTGGCACGCAGAGTGTCCCAGCTGCCACAAGCCGCACATCATCGCGTTCGATCAGAAAGACGGAACGAATCGCGCCGGCGTAGTCTGGGACCGAGCAGCCAAGCGCGACGACAACTCGTGGGACGTGGCGCGCGCGGTGGAGTCGTGCCGCTTCCGCTGCATCCATTGCGGCCATGAGTCGAGCGACTCTGATGCTACGCGCGAGGCCTGGAAGAAGTCCGGCCACTATGTGCCGCAGCGACCGGACGCCACGGCAGAGGTCCAATCGTTCCGCATTGAAGCACTAGTCTCGCGGCCGATGCGCCTTTTGGTTGAGGATTGGTGCGAGGCCGAGAACCATTCACTGCGGACAGGAGACGACCAGATGCGCATCGATTTTCGAACGAAGCGCGAGGCCAAGCCGTGGCTCGTTACAAAGAAAACGATCAACCTTTTCCTGAAGGACTCCGGCTACACGACGGCACAGTATCGTGCCGGCGAGAAGATCGACAACGAGGTCATCCGGTTCATGGCACTTGACCGCCAGCTAGATCATTGGTGGGTCGAGATCGGCGCATTCAGCACGGCGACGGGTCCGCGCTACCGCCAGCTTTGGTTCGGCCGCATCGACACGCGGGACCAGCTGCGCGAGATGCAGCGCATCTATCAAGTGCCGGATGCGTGCGTGGCGCAGGACAGAGGCTACCGGCCGAGCGATGTCGACCGTGACTGTGCCGAGTTTGGCTGGCGAGGTATGCGTGGCTACGGTCGCAAGACGTGGACCATGCGCGACGAGCACACCGACAAGCTGGTCAACTTCCCGTTTTCTGAGCCGCGCGTGAGTGACTACCGCGGAGGCGATGTCTTCTTTTACGAGTGGTCTGGTGACTACTTCAAGGACACGCTAGCGGTGGCCCTCGATGGTAAAGGCGATTTGAAGTGGGAGATTCCATCAGATGCCAACCCGCTCTACCTCGAACATCTCAAGGGCGAGTCTAAGGTGGAAGTACGTTCTGGCGTGTGGGAGTGGCGCGAGGTTCGAAGCAACGCACCGAACCACGGCCTAGACACGTCGGCGATGCTGCTTTGTATGGCGACCATTGCCGGCGTCATCCGGTACACGCCGCCTCCGGAGAAGTCGGATTAACGCTAGCGAGGTCCACCGTCAAAAGGTTGGACAGTTGCCGCTTTTACATGGGAAACGATAATCCGTTTGAAGGACTGGACAGCGCGACGTTGGCAACGCTGAAGACCGAGACCATTGCAGCCATCCGCGCGGTGCTGGTTAATTCGTCCTACAGCCTCAACGGCAAGAGCGTGACTCGTGCGGACCTGACGCGCCTCAACATCATGCTCGGTCAGATCCAGTCAGCGATTGACTATCAGGCCGGCGCAACGACCGATCAGACCTTTGTTTCTTTCAACGGCAACTAACATGGACTTCGACGCTTCAAAGGTCATCAGCACGGCGCCTTGGTACGACAAGGCCATCTCAGCCATCGCTCCGGCCTGGGGCTTGAAGCGCTTGGAGTCGCGCGTGCAGGCTGCGCTGTTCAACTACAACGCGGCCATGACGAATCGGCTTTACGCGCCGAAGCAGTACGGTCTGCCGAGCGAGTCGTCGACTACGGTGCGCGACCGTATTGTGATGATGTGGGAGGCTCGTGACCTGGTGCAGAACTTTGCAGAGGCGCGCGAGATCAGCCGCAAGTTCGGCAATTATCTGACGCCGCATGAGTACAGCCCGACGACGGGAGATCGCGACTACAACGCGATTGTCGCGGAGTATTTCCACGAATGGTGCAAGACCTGCGACGTCACCGGCCGACATACTTTTAAGAAACTTATCCAGCTTGCAGCCGAACAGCGTCCGGTTGACGGCGACTGCGGTGTTGTCATCCGTCGCGTCGATGGCGAACTAAAGATTCAGCTGGTGCCTGGGACGCTAATTGGCAATCCCAACATGCTCGGCTCAGAACCGAACAACTATTTCCAAGGAGTGTTCACGAATGAGTTGGGTCGGCCTGTGGCTTACCGCATCTTCCGCGTGACGCGCGAGGGAGTATATTATGATCCAGAAGATATTGAAGCTCAGTTTTTCTGTCATTACTTCGATCCGTTCCGTAGTGACCAGCAGCGCGGAATCACAGATTTCCATGCTGCAATCCGCACGGCGCGGATGCTCTACGAGATTCTCGAAGCTGAAAAGGTTGGCGTCCGCTTTGCTAGTCAGCAAGCCGCCCTCGTATTTTCCGACCGAGGAACTGCCAACCCACGAAACCTGTTTACGCCAAATCCGGCGCAAACGCTCGCGAACGGGCAAACGCAGAAAAACGAGGAGTCGCAAATAGGGCAGATTCGATACTTCGGGACGGCCGACAAGATCGAGGTGATGCCGTCGCGGCCGAGTGCTGCGTTCGAAGGATTCGTGCAGCACCTGATGCACGAGATCGCAATTGGCGTCGGCATTCCCGAGGGCGTTCTGTTCGGTACGCAGAACTACAAGGGCCCGAGCGTGCGTGCAGACTTTGCCGCGGCCGACCGCGTGTTTACGCGCCATCAGGGGATCTTGCAGGACAAGGTGCTCGATCCGATCAAGAACCAAGTCATCATCGACGCGATTGCGCGTGACCTGATTCCGGCTCCTCCGCGCCGCGATGGCGAGACGGTGGTGCAGGCTATGAAGCGTGCGACCCGTGGCGAGTGGCGTTTCCCGGCCAAGCTTACGATTGACATCGGGCGCGAGTCCGCGGCTAACCTGAACGAGAACCGGCAGGGCGCGAAGTCGTTGCAGGAGATCGCAGCCGAGGAGGGCACCGATGCGTTCGGTCGTCTGGAACAGATCGCCATTGAGGCGTCTTTCGTTTCCGAACTGGCGCAGCGGTACAACGTGCCGGAGACCTCGATTCGTATGGTTACGCAGCAGCTGCCGGCGAATCCGGCGATGGCTGCCGCTCTTGGTGATAACGTCACGCAGACGGCAATTGATGCCGTCAATGCTACGCAGAAGCAGCCGGCACAAGATGCGCCGCCTCCGAATGATGCCGAGCTATCCGACAACCGCATCGTTATCGACTTTGCCGAGGATGGCTACGTTCCGAACGAGTCAATGGTCGCAAACGCGAAACGCGCGCTGGAAGTCCGCGAGTCTAAGCCGGCCAGTCAGCGTGGCATGACCTCGGTGGGTATCGCTCGCGCGCGGGATATCATCAACAAACGTGCGCTTTCCGAGGATACGGTGCGCCGCATGAAGGCGTACTTTGACCGTCACGAAGTCGACAAGAAGGGCGCGACCTGGGACCAGCAGGGGAAAGGGTGGCAGGCCTGGAACGGCTGGGGCGGTGACGCCGGCCAGACGTGGGCCAACGCTATTGTCGAGCGGCTGAACCGTCGCGAGGCTGGAGACGCTACCGAAAAGGTGCGCCTTAATTCTGCGGTCGAGGCTGACTTTGCTACGCGCAAATTGAGCAGCAAGGACTGGCTCGCTTCGCTCGCATCCTATCGTCGAGAACTGGAACAGAAAAAGGAGTTCATTCTCCCGACGCTTGGTGCTGGCGAAAAGAGCGAGGACTTCCTTGCGCGCTGCATGGGTGACGCCACGATGGCCGCAGAGTTTCCGGATGAGTCGCAGCGCTACGCCGTCTGCCAGCGCCAACTGAACCCGAAAGCCTAATTCATGGACACGCAAAAGCAGATCGACCACCTGATCGAACTGGCGATTGAGCAGCGCGGAGAACTCGCGCGCATCGTCGGTGAACTGCCGCAGATCAAGGGGCAGTTGCGCGATGAGATCGCACTTGCGATGGAAGATGTCGAGCCGCAGCTGCGGAGCGATCTGGC